CATGTAGTCTTCAAGAGAATCGTGATTGTTCGGGAAGGTTTCAACCAAACAACATAATTCAAACGATTCAAGTGTTTGTTCAAGACAAGGATTCCCTCCTTTAGCACGACGGTCTTTGTAATTCGCATCATCTTTCATGCGCCCATATTTCTGCATATTTTGAAGCCAAGCATAACCGGGTTCGCCGTTAATCCGCACCCGTTCCGCCGAAGGTTCGTAATCCATCCCCAATTCTGCAAAAATTGAATTGTTTGAAGTCCAACCGTATTCTGCACGATGAGGATTCACTTCGTAATTTTTCAAATCAAGATATTCATCGGAATCGGGAGAGCCAAAAACAATTTCAGCCGTGCGGCGAACATTTCCTGCAACGACACACTTTCCAATCAAATTCATAATGTCCACGATAGCGGTGATGGAAACAGGTTGTCCAATCTCCCCGTCCAAAATGGTTCGGATTTTTTCGTGCAAATCCATAAGCGGTTGTGGGCCACTTGATTCACCTCCAAATCCTTTAATCGGAACCCCTTCGGGACGAATCTCGGAATAATCAAACTCAACCCTCCCTGCCCCCATTGAATAGGAATCAAGAAGCAAACGAAGCGAATCAACCCATCCCTCTCTTGTGTCGGGAATAACAATGGTTTCCGTTTTGCGAGCATTGTTTGGCCCACGAATGATAAGCGTTTCTGCACCCTCGGTGTCAAACCCAACACCGACTCCAAGCATGGAGGCATCCATGAGGAAACAAAAGGGTTTGGAAAATTCGGAAGAAATTGATTCTGTTGAAACGAATGCACAATTATTCAATGCCGCAAAAAGTCCCTTTTCTTCTGTAATCGGGGTTCCCATAGCCCACAATCCACGACCCGGTGGAAGAAACTTCATGGTGAAAATGCGGTCATACATTTCTTGAGCAGAATGTTGCGCTTTCCAAGCGTTCCATCCAAGCCCATGTGCATCAATGTGTCGCTTCTGCATATTGAATGTTCCTTCAACAACCCGACGAACCGTTTCCCACCATTGTTCGTTTTTGCCGTCGCTCTTCATGCGAGAATAGGTTCTTTGATAAACCAATTCACCAAGACCGTTGAATCCAAAAGGTGCTTTCTTTCGCTTGTATTTAGCGACAAAATTCTCGGACAAATTAAATGGTCGGGTTTCGTTATTCAAAGACATGGTATCACCTAAGCAAGCCCCCCTCAAAGAGAGCATGATTCGCATATTCTATGTTCTATTTGCGACTATTTTAATCTTAACCCAATTCTCAATTTGACGACTTCAAGACCCTCTTACCGTATTCTTCTAAAAATCGTTGGTTCCTTGTTCCTATCCGACCTAATTGATTCAATTTCGGGGTCGGAACGGAATTTTTGAGCCAATTGTCTTGGAGTCGGCAATTCCTTTCGCCCCCCATCTTTCAAGCGAACAATAATTTCTCTTGCCGTGATGGATTCCATGATTCCCATGACTCGCTTCGCCGCTTCAAACATGGTCGGCTTTTTCGGAACGGGGCTATCATCCAAAAAAATCACCGTGTAAGGGGTGCAATCCACCCAACAAAATTCATCCCTGCTTCTGCCCATTGAGCCTCAATAACGGCATCATCCGAACCTTTCAAAGTCACAACGGTTTTAATTCCTGTTGCGGCCAAAATGTTGCTGAATTTATCGGTGGATATTTTGGTGGAAAAGGAACCCTCTTCGGCGTGAAGCAAATTATCATTCGGCAAATCAAGACGGATTTCACCATCATCTGTTTCCGCATGAAGAGCCACCTTTTCATCACCAATCGTGATGTTAAATCCCGTTGCGCTTCCAAGAGATTTAATGAACGCCTTTACCTCTTTCATTGGGAGGGCAACCGACCAATGGTGTTCGGTGGAAGGGGTCTGTATTCGCTTCATGTGTGCAGAATTCAATAAACGAACCTTTCTCTCAACCCCATTTGCCGACATGGTAAGCCATGTTGGATTTTCCGTGTCGTAATCAATCGTGATGGAGTCTTTAACGGTAAGCGTTTTGGTTAAGTCCTTCATTCGCTCAACCACCACACCGACCTCCGTTGCTGATGCACCGTTGAAAGAAAAGGCGTTCACGGAAGATTTCGGAATCTTCACATCAAGAAGAGAAGCGTTTTCGCCATCAACGACTTTTGTTCGCACCCCTTCGGAATCAAAGACAAGAAGAGATTCTTCATTCAATTTTTCAATCGCCTTCACGAAGGTTTTCGCCGTTTTTGCCGACATTTCAATGTTCATTTTATCACCATAGTTTTGATTGCGTTTGTTCTCTTTGACGAATCGGTTTAGGTTCTTTCGTAATCCATTCTTCCGTCATAAAAGAATTTACCTTCTCCCATGTCTTTGCTACAACGACTTTATTATCCTTCGCCCGTTCCCAATCCGCAAAAACTTCGGAAAGGCTTCCATACAATTCATACAATTTTTTGGCCTTTTCACGACCAATGCCGGGTATGGATTGAAGCAAATTATGATGTTCGTTTCGGGAGGATTTGACAACCGTGACGGGACGAACAAAATGATGTGCGGTTCCTTCTTCAATTCTTTTCTTTAGTGAATGAATGACTTGCATTGTTTCTGTCACCGTGTCGGTGTAAATAACAGGACAAGTTTCAAGTGAAACTCGGTTTAGAAAAGAACGAAAAGATTTCCAATCGTGTTCTTGCGATGAAAAAAAGTCTTCGGGACGGCCTTCAACAACAACGGCGTAATTATCGTATTCTTCAACCATTCGGGAAATTTGGTCTTGGAGTCTTTTTGATTTCCACGAAGTCAATCCGTCGCCCCATGTTTTCCTTTCCAATATCCAAGAAGTTTCTTTTGTTCCTGTATCTAATAAAAAATCGCCAACGGATAAGGCGGTTCTTTCATCGGCATTAGAAATGGTCGCCAAAAATTCGCCTTCGTGAACATCAACGATTAAACGAACCATAATCAGTTATTGAGAAGACGATTATTTATACCTTCAACCGAATTAAGAACAATGCTTGGTTCAAAATCCCTTTTCCAAGAAGGATGCGAGCAAATATTCTTTGGACTCATTTTTTCGCTATCAGCAGGAAAATACAACGAAATAAAATCCGTGATTTCATTCTCCATTTCTTGCGTATATCCTGCCGCATAGGAATCCTTAACGACTCCGCATTGTTCACAAATCCATTCATTTTTGAAATCGCTCGTCATTTATGTGATGCCTCCTTATTCCCTCATTCATCATTTGCGTGAAGATATTTAAACGCTCTTTTTGCTCTTCGTCCCGTTTTCTTTTTGCCGCCGCCTCTTCCAAAGGAATTCCATTTTGACCCCAATTTACACAAACCGACATAAGAAGAAGAAATTCTTGTTGGCGTTTTTCTTCCCATTGATTAACCCTTATCGCTTCCCGAAAAAAATTCTGCATTTCAGCAACGGTTTTTGCCGAATTGTAGTCCCTTTCATCAACAATTCTGTTAAGAGATTCTTCAATAGGTTTCAAAGACCGCCTGTAATCCCCGTAGTCCATTTAATCCCCCCTGTCCATTACGCATTCAAGACCTGTATAAGAAGATGCCGATTGAGAATGATGTGGAACATAGTCCGTTTCAATTTCATCAAGAGATGCGATTTCAATTGTTTGTCTTGCCGTTGTCCAAGCAACCTTTTTGATTCCCATCATACGCATGACTTCAATGCAATTCGCACATGGTTTTGCATTCCCCTTGCGTCCCGTTTTCGTATGGCGAGCAACAAAAATGGTTGCACCTTTCACCCTTTTTTTGGTTCGCACTAAACGACGAATTGCGGCGACTTCTGCATGAATTGATTTACCATACCACCCCTTTTTATTGACTCCGTATGCAACAGGATTGTTTCGGCTTCGCAGAACAAAAGCCACCATTGGATAATGACAATTGGATTCCGAAGCCAATTCTTTTGCCCGTTCACATAGCACTTCAAGAGTCAATTTGAGATGCCTCCATTACAACGGCATACCCACAACCACATTCATAAAGGTTTCCTTCCGATTTTAATTTTTTTGTGAATCGGGGCGTTGAACAACAAGGGCAAGTCATTCCTCTTCTTCCCCCGTCTTCCAAACCACATCTTTTCTTTGAGCCTTCAAGTCAAGGTAATGTGCATATTCATCATCAAATTCTGCCTCGGAATCGCCATTAAACAAGGTCACTTTGTATTCGCTTCTCCATCGGTGTCCCATTTCAGCGATTTGAGAAATTAGGTGATAAAGAAGCCTGTGTTCGCATTCACCGCCAACATTCACCAATTCAATTGCTTGATTTAGCATCACTTCGTCAATCCTTACCTCATCGGTCATAGGTTCACCAACCTATTCATTGAATGAACATCTATTTAATGCTTCAATGAAGTGGATTATCAATCCCCTTTTCGCCAAGTGTCCATTTAAGAGTTTTAATCACACCTTCAAGGGCTTTAGAATTTCGTGCGGCCTCTTTCATGGCCTCAAAATTTCCTGCTTTTTTCGCCCGTTCAAAAACGATTTTCCAATTATTTCGTTTTCTTTCAGCCTTGTCAAGCATCGCCTCAATTTCTTCGTATGTTCGGTCATAAGAACGAACAACAGATTCTTGATGGTCGGAAAGTGTTCCCATGAGAATCATTGAAAAGGTATGTCATATTTATAGTTTTACATCGCTTTTAAGCGTTCAATAAGATTTCTTTTGAGGGGGAAATTTGTCAGCCAATTCATAGGCTTCGGCATTTTAAATGGTTTTCCTCCGCCTGCCCCCATAAGACTTGCGATAAGCATTTTATCTTGCATAAATGCGTATTCTTTTCCTTCGGTATCTCCAACCTTTGTTGAAGCGGTAATTCCCAAAGCACCTAAAACATCATTTAAATTCAAAGGAATTTTTGATTTTACGGGTTCAAGTGATTCATAGTTTTCTTCCACATCAAACCAATCATCAATTTCTGTTCCTGTATTTTCTAAAGTGTGAAATGTAATCATTCCTCCAAACTCTCCAATAACGATAATGGAGGAAACACCATCCACCAAATCTTGAAAGGGTTGAACATCAAAGTTTTCTCCACTTGTATATTCCTTCACCGTCCACCCCATCAATTCAAGAGTTTCCTTGTCCTCCGATGTGGAAGTGGAAAGCGTATTAAGAATTTCCTTGACTTCCTGTTCGTCCATAACTTTTCTTTATGGCTCCCGCTATTTAAAAGGTATCTCAATCATTTTTCGTGAAACTAAAGCGGTGTTCAAATAATCTGTTGCTTCAAAATGATTCACACCAATCAATTCCACAATTTTGTGAACCGAATCGTAAGAAAACTCTTTTATTTTTCCTTCTTCCAAATGGGGCCACGCAGAACCGTATTTTTGCTTTGCGGAGGATAATGACATTCCTTCTTCCTTCCGCCATTCTTTCAACCTTCTTGATAAATCGTATTTGGGAGCAAATGTAAGGAAGTTTTCTTGTGGAATGTCTTCAATTTTTTCACATGATTGAAGAAGTTTAGCGGCTTTTTTCTTTCCAATGTAAGGAACGCCACGAATGTTGTCGGAAACATCTCCAACAAGGGCTTTCCAATCTGCGTATTGAAGGGGATATATGCCGTATTTCGCACACACCGTTTCGTCGGAAACTTGATTTGTTAAATCGTGAAGGACAATAGGATATTTCAACAATTGAACCATGTCGCTATCGGGCGATAAAACAATCACTTCTTTTTCTTGTTCCAAACATTCAATCACTAAATGAGCGACCAAATCATCTCCTTCCATGTTCTCATCATAGATTCCAAACCATCGTTTGCTCAATTCGTTGGGTTCAAGACCCATTTTGGTTAATTTTTCACGCACATCTATGCCTTCGTGTTCGGCGGCATTGTATTCGGCTTGCTTTAGATTGCGATTGGCTTTATATTGAGCGTCTAATTCGCCTCTCGCCCTTCTTCCGTAAATTCCGTCCCAACATACGACAAGATAACAAGAGGATTCGTAAAGGGGATTCTTTCGCATTTCTCCCAATCGCCAATTTACATAGGCTACATCGGCCTCAATCGCTTTTTGAAAGGCGGCTTGTCTTTGGAACCAATTGATTTTGCCTGCTTTCATTTTGTTGTGGGCTTTTCGCATTCGTCCTGTTTTGCCCCAATGCTTCGTCATTCTAAAAACGAAATATCCGCCGTCAAGGAGGATGATTGTGTCGGCAGATTTTACGGTGAGGGGAAGAGCGTCGTAATACACAACATCTATTTATAGCCCCTTCTATTTATAGAAAGGGTTAAAAAGGTGTTTCTTCAAAAATAAGGATTTTTTCCTTCACCGTATTTGTTTTCATACATGGTTCTGTATTTGGTTGCCGCCATTTGCGCTTTACGAGCAGACCATTCGCCTGCATCTCCGCCTTTCGTTCCTTTTAGAAGGTCATTACGGGCTTTTTGTCGCAACCCTGTATCACGATAAATTTTCGGGTCGGGTTGGTCTGTAAAACGGGCTTTAGAACCTTTTCCTTCAATCGCTTCAAAAACCTGTTCTGTTCTGTATTTCTT